CCATCGTCCTGATAGTCTACCTCACATCCGTCAAGATACTGCATACTCATAGAGTCTACCAATAGATTACCATATTCAAAGTCACCGTCTTCCTTCTGCTCTTCAAACGTAAACCCATAGTTGAAACCAGAGCAACCACCACCTGTAACAAAGAGTCGTATCTTCATTGTGGTGGCAGTCTGCTCGCTCATTAGAGTTTCGAGTTTTGCCTTTGCGTTATCAGTTAGTGATATCATTAATGACCTCCACCATAAACAGGATCTAATCTGTAATCAGGAGATACCCCAATTGTTTTATTTCTATTTGGAACCGCTTGAAGTGAAGTGTTATTGGTCGTAGAAGATCTAGAAGAGTTATCAATGTTATTATTATTTACAACAATACCTGATACACCAGAACCCATAGCAGAATTTCTTTTAGAATTTAAATTTAAATTAAATCCATTATTACCACCAGAAGGACTTCTTGATGAGGGGAATATAGAAGATCTAGATTGACTTCTCGATCCAATACCATAATACTCTGCTGCTTTGATTGAATTTGCGTCAGTCCCAGAAAGTCCTTGTTCTATTAAATTGCCTATTCCTATCAAATGGGTGGCCGCCAAATATCCAGCAACTTCGGATGGAGTTGAGGAATCATTAATGAATTTATAACTTTTTAAATAACCATAATTCTTTTTGGTATATTCTAGCATTGCTGCTTCTTGAATATCTGGAGTATTTAAAAACTTTTCTGAATCTAAATTACCGACCCAGTTGTTTGGATTTTTCCAAGCATACGGATTCCTGCCTGTCCCTGGTTTTAAAAGACCGATGTCTTCTAATGCCATAGAACCCATTTGATATTTTCCCAAGTACGCATTACCACTTCCACCGATAACACCGTAATTACTTGAACTTTCTCTTTCTCCAAGATTCATAGCATATGATTTGTAATTGATTCCTGCAAATGATGTTGGGATTGCTTTCATAGAATAAATTTTGTTAGCACGAGTTCTTGATGCATCAATAACAGGGCTGATAGATGATGCTCTCCTATAACTCATTGGTTTTAAATTCGCATCATTATATCGTTTTCTTGCTGTATCTGGTTTAGTTGGCGCTGGAGCTTCTCCTATTCCTAACATTTTATTTGTAAGAGTTCCTTCGAGAAGAGCATCAACTGCTTCTTTTCCACCTATTGCTTCTACATTTGAAATAATCTCATTTAGAGTTTTACCATCTTGAGTTCTAAGTGCTCTGTTAAAAGTTTTTTGAAAAATATCTGCAGCATTTTCTACGCCAGATTCAGTACCTATTTTGTTTGCAAGAATCCTTCTAATACTCCGAGTATCGTCTACACTTAAATCTTCATCACCTATTATTGCTCTCAGTTCTCCTACTGTTAATTCAGAAGCTCTGGTTAGATCAATTATGCTCTTACCCGTCCAATTTTTTTCATATATACCTTTTAGTCTTGCAGACTGAAGAGCAACATATGGATCTACTTCTTTAGAAAATTCTTTAGCTGCGATGTCAAACTCTTTATCTCTTTCCCAAAATGCCTTTTCTGCATCTATTAGAGCTTGTCTTCTTTCTTTAGATATCGGTTTGAAGGCCAGTTCATCAGCACGAATTGATTTAGCCAATTCATTGTATTCTTGCCCTGCTTTATCCCTAGCATCATATAGATCTTTTATGATGTTACGTTGAGCGTCCATTGACTCATAAAATTTTGTATCTTGCTCAAGTTTAAGTTTTTCTTTTAAAAATTCTTCTTCTTTAATCATTCCTTCATTTCTAGCGAGTTGCAAATCATATAGTTTCTTTTTCACACTATCATATTGAACGTCTAGATCAGAAGATGCTTTGATAAAATTATCTGTAAAATCATCATCAAGTTTTTCTCCAATAACCTCACCAAGATAATTACCAACTGACATTCCAAATACTATACCTGCTGGTCCACCTATCGCACCTAGAACCCCACCAACAGAACCCAAAGCTACAGCATATTTGTCTCTTTTTTGTAGTTCTGTTCTTATGTCTTCATCCAAATAATCTACTGCAATATCATATGCGTCTTTTACGTTTACCAACACTGCTTCAGCAACAACTGAAGCATTGAAAACTTTAGTTGCAACTGTTGAGATATTATCAAAAAGTTTTCCGCCAAATTTACTTTTTTTGGTAACTTTTTCAACAGCCTCAGCTTGCTTTTCTATATTTTTTTTGTCAATATTTTCTGATGCCTTTATAATTTTGTCAATATCTTTTTGAGTCGCTTTAGTTGCTTCAATAGCAGTTGCCTTACCATCTACTCCAGCAATAAATTTCTTTCCATTTTTTTCTATAATGTCACCAGGTTTTGGTCTTGCCGATGTTTTTTCGTTTAATTGTATCTTCGTCTTTTTTTCTTCTGCTTTTACTTTTTTTTCTTCTGCCTTTACTTTTTCTTCTTCTAACTTTGCTTTCTTTTCTTCTAACTTTACCTTATTCTCATTTGTTTTAGTAATAGTTTTTGCAACATCAACAGCTTTTTTAGCCCCATAACCATATAACAAATACTTTCCTATATCTCCAATATTTTCTAACATTTTACCGATGCCAGGAATTCCGCCAACACCTAAAGAAGATGAACCTACCGTTGCTGTTCCTGCTCCTGATTTCCTTCTCCTTGCTTCTCTGCGTTCTTCATCTAATGATTGATAATTTTCTAAATGAAGTTCATAAGTTTGATCTAACCAATTTTCTATTTTACCTAAAACTTTTGTCTGAGTTTTCAATTCATGATTTAACATGCTGATCCCAGAGTCTATCTTTTTAGATATTTGAGATTGATTTTCTAAAGATTCTTTTTGAAATTCTTTAGTTTCTGGATTGATTGGTGGTAATGCCATAGTCGACTCTTATCGGTTTTTTTGTCTGTTAAGTTCTTCTAATTCTTTTAAATAATGTTGTAGCAGTGCAACATAAAAATCTCTTTCAAACGGTAACATATTCTCAAGTTCAGCTAAAGAATACTTATGGTGGTGCATTAACGCAAAATTCATCTGATACATATTTGCTAAACTTTCATGCATCAGGCCAACATAAAAAAATCCTTTAGTCCCTCCACAACAGCAAAATCTTTTTTATTACAACTTGGACAATCCCACTCTATCATATGTCTCAAAGAAGGACCATTCACAAAAAAATCTAGTATCTTATCAAATTGATCGTTGTTTAAGTTTTCTATCCAACTAGTAATTTCTTCTTCTGTAAAATCATCATATATGTTTTCACTGTCATACACATATTCAATATTTTCTTTTATCATTTGGAATAAACTATCAGCATCCTTATTCGAATTTTTATCTTTTTGATAAGAAGGATATTTCAATTTTATTCCAATATTATCTTGTAATTCTATTTTCCCTTCACGCACACTACCTTCAACGTCAATTTCATCAATGTTAAATACATATTTTGTTTTTGCATCACATTCACTACTTTGCCCATGAGATAGAACCATTTCTATTTCTTCACCCACTGATTTTGCTCTAACTTTCATAAACAAATATTCAATATCAAATGTGGGCAATTCTTCAATATTAATTTCATTTAAAATGCAGTTCTTTAAAAGATCTATTACTGCTCGTATAATAGTTTCCTTTTCACCGTCTTCCAATGCAAATAAAAGTATCTTTTCTTCTTTTACTAAAAAAGGTCTAAACTTTATTTCTTCTCCAGTAGAAGGAAGTTTAGTTACAAATTGCGGTACAGATAATGTAGGTAACATTCTCAATCTCCATTATTAAAATATTATATTATTGCCCAGATGCTAATCCTGTGAAAACTCTATTTGATGGACTAATCGTCGCTTCCCTTTGATCAAATCCAACTAATATTGGTTTATTTTGATCAACAGTAGCACTTAGATTTGTATCAGATTTTTTAACAACTTCTTCAGATTCATTTTTTTCAGTCACTTTAGCATGTTTTTCTACTGTATAGTATCTCAATGTGAACTGGCAAGAAATTTTAGCAAGAGAATCATCTCCCCATGCCATTTGTACTCCATTTAAAATTATTGGATATGCGTCAATTAATTTTGTTGTTGTTCTTAAAGTTCCATTCATATCAAATTGTTTAATATTAATTGTAGACTTATAATCATCAAAGTATTTTACATTAAATGCACCTGTCTCAGATCCAAATGAATCAATCCCTGGTCTGGTATCCATCATCTTAGACATCCAGTTATCAATATATTCTTTTTCTCTAAAATCTTCACTCAAAAGAAATGTTACGGTTACATCTGGATATACTTGCGCATAAGGAACTTTATTAATTGGTCCATTTACTGTAAACCTTTGGTCAATAGTCAATGCAGTTCTGCCAGGAATTTCAACTGAGTCTGCTCTATATAGCAACAATTCATCCCTATTGCTGTCTACGCCAAGTGCCCTTGGTGGAACAATTTGAACTTCAAAATGGGAAGTTTTAGCAACACCGCTTTCCAATCCCCTTTTAATCATTTGATTTACATTAAATGCCATTAGATCGCCCTTCTCGAATCTGAGTAAACTTTTTGTGTGCTTGCTTTTTCAAAACGCTGAGTCGGTAGCAATAGTGCGATATCCCATTCAGCAGCAGCAATGTTTATAAATCTAGAACGAACATGACTAGCAAGATAATGTTTAAATGTTGGTTTGAATAATTTGTATTTCGACGCACCATTTAAAACATCATATGATAATCTAAGTCTAGTTGTATCGTCATATTTTTTATTAGTTGTAATTGTATATAATGAATCCATTAATTTGGCACGTAATACTGGGGGTAGATAGTGTAGATTTAATCCATAAAATCCACCTGCCGCTGGACCAACCATAAAGATCAAAGGAAACCTGTCATAGTAAGGCAGTGTTTGCTTTCCCTTTGGATCATAAAAGAAGTTATACATTCTACCAACCAACGGTGTAGAAGTTTTACGATCTGCATCCCTTAATAAAGTTTCAGGATCTGCCGAAGTTCTTTTTGCTACACTTCTAAACCAATCACGTGCTTCACGTGTGCGTGCTGGAACCTGCCCTGCACGTACACCCTTTGCTAATATGTCATCGAATAAAGTCGCCATAGCACTATTTAGCCTTCTTGCCAAATAATTGTTCTTCGGTTAATACTTGAAATCTCCAATTTCTATCTGCGCAAAACTCTACTGCGGATTTCCATTTCGCCTGATTAATACCCCATGTTCGAACTTCGTTCAGGTATTTCTTAGTGACACGTGACTTTTTTTCAGGTGGTCGTGACTGTGAGGCAGGTTTTACTTCAAATACTACTATCTCGTTGTTCTTCGTCTTGACTATAAAGTCTGGAAAGTATCTATGGAGTTTACCATCTATTGGTGAACGATATGGTATAGCAAACTCTTCACTACCCCACCAAACTATATCTGGGTTCTTATCAAAGTATGCCATACAATTTAGTTCCCAAGAACTGCGATATATTATATTGGTTGGATCGCCTTTGTATTTTTCCGGAAACTTTGGTTTGTATTTTCCTTTATGAAACTTCATTTCACCGTTATAAATAGATCAAACTAACCTATTTATTGGGAATACCTATGAGTGTTGCAGCAAAAATAGCAGGAAGGCAAAAAAATAATACATATTATTTTACTTTCCCTCAAGAAGTAGAAGAACAAAATTATTTAATGATGAGAGTGAAAGAGACTACTAGGGAAAGTCAAACGCAACAAGAAAAAGATACAGCGTCAAGAACATTTGTTTTTCCCATACCATCACAACTCCAAACCACATCTAGTATGAATTATGAGCAATCTGGATTGGGTTTTTTAGGAGCAACAGCAGCAGGTAGATCTAACCTTCAAGGAGCAGGAACAGACGTAGTAAATTCTGTTCAGCAAAAAATTGATGACATTGTAAATATTTTTGGTGATGCGCAAACAGATGACGCAGATAGGGCAGAATTAGCGCAGGGTCAACTAGCTACACTAGGAACTGTTATTGGTGCGACATATCTGGGTTCTAAATTATCTGGAAATGCTCTTGGTGGTGCTATTGCTGGTATTGTAACTGGAAATGCAATTTCTGAAGGGTTACTCTTAGGTGAAAAAATAGCAGTCAATCCACATTTAGCAGTTTTATTTAAAGGTGTTGGGTTGCGCCAGTTTGGATTTCAATATAAATTTGTAGCTAGAAATAAAACAGAGTCAGATAAATTGAAACAAATAATACAGGCATTACAATATCATATGCACCCAGATTATTTTGTTGGCAATTTAGCATTCCAATATCCTGATGAGTTTGAAATAACATTTTCTAAAAACAGAAGTTCTCATTTATTCAATATAAAGAAATCTGTTTTAACATCATTAACGGTAAATTATAACGGAGAAGGCATTCCTATTTTCTTTGAAGATATTGGTGGTCCAGTTTCTATTGACATTAACATGAATTTTCAAGAAACTAAAATTCTTACTAAACGTGATTATGCTGAAGATTATGAAATAGAAAGAGGAAGACCTCCTACAGAAAGTAGTAGGGATGCTGGAAGACCAGGGGATTTAGAAGGTTCTGGAAGTTTGATATTCGGTAGTGGTTCTGGAGGAGCGTAATGTCAAATTATTTTAAATTTTTCCCGACTACTCCTCATGACTTAACAAATGTTGGACAAAAAGTTGATTTAACAAACATCATACGAAGGTTTAAAATTAGACCAGATTTGTTAACAGATACACGTGTCTATTATAATTATGAAATACAATCTGGAGAAAGACCAGATACAGTTGCTGATAAATTTTACGATGATTCGTCATTCTATTGGTTAATTTTACTCTTTAATAAAATTGATGATCCAATTTTCGAATGGCCTTTATTTAACTATGACTGGGAACAATACATAAAAGGCAAATATGGAAGTATATCTTCTGCTCAGGCAACTGTTCATGAATATCGAAAAATCTTAAACGAAAAAACAGTAAAGTATGACGGCACTATTATTCCTGAGAGATATGTAGTTGTAGATTCAACAACATATTCTGGGGTTAATCCTTCTTCTAGACAATCAATATCAAAATATGATTGGGAAGATGAATTAAATGAAGAACGTCGCAAAATAAAAATTCTACATGAGAGATATTTATCTAATATTACAAAACAAGTAAAAAGTATTTTGAAGGATGGGATTTAAGTGGCATCTAAAGGGTATACTCATGCTGGATCCATAGAGGTTGAATCAGCAAAACTTGTTTTAGACAACGGACAAGTTATAGATATTCAAAATGTTGTGAGGGAAGTCAACATATACGAAAGTCTATTCAATCATTATGTTGAGGCAGAATTTGTAATGGACGACAGTTTAAATTTGTTTGCTGCTGGATCAACTGGTCAGGAACTTGTAGACATTTCTTTTAGAAACTCTGTTGGTCCAGGAGTTGATGCTGAATACCAAAGAAAGATATTTCAAGTATACGAAATTTCTAATAGAAAAAGAATATCTGAATTCAGGCAAGTTTATGTAATGAATTGCGTTACTCCTGAAAAATACTTAACAACCCCAACTAAAATAAGTCGTGCCTTTGGACCATCTACCATAGGAAGGATGGTTCAAAAAATATTTAATGAATTTGTATATAATAATGCTGCTAAAGATTTTTATAGAGAAGCTAAGAGGGTATTTGGATATGAATTAATAAAATTGAATGATTTTGATGAGACTTCGGGAGTTCACGAACTTATAATTCCAAATATGCCTGTAGATGATGCAATCTATTTTTTATGTAAAGAAGCAGACTCCGAAGACCATATACCATATTATGTTTTTTATGAAGATATGGGTGGATTCAAATTTCATAACATATCAAGATTAATTTCTAGACCAATTGCATTTAAATATCACCATCTTCCAACAGCAACTAAAGTTCCAAGTGTCGTTGATATCGGTATTGATATGCAATTTGACGATTCGTTTAAAATTATTTCATATGAACTTGTAAAACAATCTAACATTTTACAAAATACTAACATGGGATTGTTTAGAAATGAAACAATAAATCTTGATTTGCATCGAAGAAAATCTAAAACTAAAATTTATGATTATGATGAGTATTCTAGTAAATTCAAATCGATAGAAAACAAAGTCTTAGGTGGTTCTTTAGGTAAACCAGTTTTGACTTTAGGAACTACCAGAACAGGTCATGATAGAGAATTAGTATTTTCTAAAGAAAACCATTTCCCAAAACGAATAGATCAAACTTCTGCTATTTCTAAAGGATACGAAAGGTCTTTATTTAATTTGATTATGGAAGTTACTGTCCCAGGGAATGCAACTTTAAGAGTTGGGCAAATTATAGAATTAGAATTTTACATATCAGATGGATCAAAAATACCCTTTGAATCTGTTGATAAATATCTAAGTGGAAAATATCTTGTAACAAAAGTTCGTCAAAAAATTAATGGGGCGAAAAGTGGATCAGAATATTTAACTGTCATAGAATGTACCAGAGATGGTATCCGAGAAAACTAAAGGAGGTTAACATGCCATTACCAGGATCTAAAAGAGAAAAGAAAATGCTTCAGGAAATTCAAACACCTGAGGCACCAGCACCACGTAGAACACGTGCCAGTGTAAAACCTGCGTTCTTACAAGAGGTAGTTGAACCAGAAATTCAGGTTGAGCAAAACGCAGAGGATGATTCTGAAGAAGAGTAATGCGCAATTTTATCGGTAGAAATGGATTTACTTGGTTTGTTGGGGTCGTTGAAGATAGAAACGATCCTGTCAAACTTGGTCGTGTTAGAGTAAGATGCTTTGGTTGGCATACAGAGGACAAGGTACAAATTCCAACGGATAAGTTGCCTTGGTCTATGCCAATGAACAGCATCAACTCTGCGCAGACTAACAACATTGGTAGATCCCCTACTGGTTTAATTGAAGGAACTTGGGTTGTTGGTTTCTTTTTAGACGGAGACCGTGCGCAAGAACCAGTTATCATGGGTTCTATTGCTACGATACCTTCGGAAGAAGCAAACAAAGAACTTGGATTCTATGATCCAAACGGAAAGTATCCGATAAAAGATTTCTTAGATGAACCAGACGTAAATCGTTTGGCAAGA